AGTCCAGGCCCGGCTCCAGGAAGCGCTGGGAGTCCATGGCGGGGGTCAGGAGCCTGCCGGTGCCCAGCCGCGGCCTCAGCACCGGCCCTGAGCCCATGGTGGGGGTCAGCAGCCGGGCGCTGCCGGTGAGCGGCCAGAGCAGACTGCCAGACCCCAGGCGGGGATTCAGCGGGATGCTGGGCTGGCTTGGAGCGCCAGCCACCAGCCCATAGGACATGATGGCCTGGATGCTGGACTGGTGGAAGGCCGCCCGGAAATAGGCCACCTCATCCACATAGCCCGGCCAGCCAAAGCCCAAGTCCTTGGTGTGATTCCAGCCCAGCGCCAGGTCAAGGGTGTCAGGGCCCTGGATGCCGTCACAGGGCTGCACATCCTGCAGCGCCGCATTCTTGTAAAGGATGAGCTTGGTGCCGTCATAGACAGCCGCGTAGTGCGTCCAGGTCTGAGCGCCGGGCCGGGCCGTGCTGGCCACCACCTCATCAGTCCCATTCTGGCTGACGGCAAACTCAATGCGCCTGGCCACCACATCATAGCGGAGCGTGAAGCGGTTGCTTCCGGGCACGCCATAGCGGCTGATGATGGTTGGCTCTCCCACCCCCGGCCAGCTTGCGCCCGTCAGGCGGGCCCAGCACACGATGGTGAAGGCCTGCCCGTTGAGGCCAAGCAGCGGGATGCCAACGGCGCTTGCATAGAGCCGGTCACCGCTGAAAACAGCCGCGCTGCCGAAAACTCCTGCAGCGCGGGTCACCGCTCCGTCATCAGTGAGTGGATAGCGGCCAGTTGAATCAACAGCAGCCTGGCCACTGGACTCATCCAGCAGCCAGGCGCTGATGCAGTCAGCGTGCTGTGTCCAGTCTGCCACCCTGTTCACCGCCGGGCTGGGCGGGCTCCACCAGCTCCAGCTTAGCCCGCTTGAGCGGAGGCAGTCCAGCGCCAAGCTCCAAGTCCTCCGGCTCCAGCATCCTGGCCCGGTCCTCCATGAAAATCTGCAGCACCCGCATCAACTCCTCCACCCCGCTGGGCCGCCAGCGGGTGGCCAGAGTCTCAGGCCCCGGCTCCGGCGGCGGCCCCTGCTGGGCAACCCCATGCAGGTCCACGCCAGTCCACCAGCCCACCTGCCGGAGTTCATTGCAGATGCTCCTGAAGTGCAGGGCATCGGCCAGCAACTGGATGTTCCGATGTTCAACCACAGCCTCCCACATGGCGTCACTCTCCGCCAGGTGGGCCAGGGCCTTCTCCCGCTGGCCGCGCTGCATGGCCTCCTGGGCAAGATAGACGCTATCCCGGAGCCACAGAAACTTGCCCAGGAAGCGCTCAGGATAGTCCTGCCGGTCACGCTCCATCAGCGGCAGGTTGCGCCTGAAGCGCTCCTGCCTGACAGTCTCATTGACATAGGCCAGGTGACCAATCTTGAGGTCACTGATGACCGTGACCCGCCCGGGGCCGTCATTCATGGCCTGCTCAGGATGCTCATGCACCCGGCCAAAGAAGCGGATGCCCAGGCCGTTCTTGAAAATCCTGGCAGGATAGTCAACCTTCATGGCCCCGCTCCGGTCCATCACATCACTGGCATAGTGGTACTGAGGCAGGCCAAAGCCATCCCCATGGCGGCTGCTCAGGTACTTCAGGATGGTGTGGGGCTCCATCAACTCCTCATCGGAATCCAGCCAGAGAATCCAGTTGCCCCTGGCACTGGCAATGCTGATGTTGCGGGCCTCATCAAAGCCCACTTCAAGCGGGCTGGGGGTGGCCGTCAGAGTGGCCCCCCAGCGCTTGGCCACCTCAGGGGTGTCATCCTCAGAGCGCTCATCCACCGCCACAATGGCCTCATCCACCCAATCCTTGGTGGACTTCAGGCAGCGGCCAATGCTGTGGCCGCTGTCCCGGGCAATCATGCACAGGCTCAGAGTGCCCGGCACCCGCTGGCGGCGATGCTTGCGCTCATAGTCAATCGGGCACGGAGTAGCAGTGGCCTTGAAGGTGGTAACAAAGTGCCCAAGCTGCTCATTGCTGGAGGTCTGCCCCGCGGGGCTGTAGATAATGCGGAGGCCTTCCATCTTGGAGAACATTTCCAGCAGGTCAGCCCGCTCATAATGGTGCAGGTGAACCCGGCCATACTCCTGCTCCGGCTTGAGCATGGCCTCCCAGGGCCCGCTGGGGGTGGTGATGACCACCAGGGGGCTGCCGCCCATGTGCGCCAGGAGCTTGCTCAGGAAGCCCTGGGGGTCAGGCAGATGCTCCAGCACCTCCGCACAGAGCAGCACCTGGCAGCCGCGGGCCTCCTCAGGCAGGCGCTCATGGTCACCCTCATGGAGCCGCACCCGCTCCTGCAGGCTGCCGCCCTGGATGCCCTGGGCCATCATGGCCCGGTTTTCGGCAGCCATTTCCACGCATTCCCACCGCAGGTGGGGCAGCGCGGTGGCCAGGCTCAGGGTGAAACTGCCCTCAGCGGGGCCAATGTCCAGCACCCGTGTTCCAGGCGGAAGCTCAGCCAGAAGCTCCGCCACCACCTTGCCCCGCCCGGCCAGGCCAAGGTTGATTTGCGGGGCCCAGGGCTGGCCAAACTCCTGGCGGTAATAGTCAGAATACTTTTCCCGGTAGTCATCCATGCTGCCGCCCTTGCCAGGGCTCTGGCTCCAGGCCCCATAGCGGCGCTCAAACACCTCCCGGGTGGAGGGCAGCATGGCATCGGGGAGGTGGGCATCCAGGTGCCGCAGGGCGGTAATGTCTGAGGTGCGGAGGTAGTGCTTGGCCAGGGCCTGCACGCCATGCACCGGCTTGAGGTCATCCCGCATCATCACCAGCCACTCAGCGGCAATGCCAGACCAGGAATAGGTGCCAGCCTTGCGCTCGCACTGGCGGCGGAGGCTGGCAATTCTGCTTGCCTCCGGCTGGCCGTTGCGCTGCCACTCCTGCTCATCGGCATCCAGCGCCAGAATCTCCTGGGCAAAGGCGGCTTCATCCACCTCAAGCTGCCCCTGGCTGTTGCGCTGCAGGTCCAGGATGATGGCTCCGGCACCCTCCAGGGTTTCAGGCAGGGCCGTGCGGTTGGTGGTCAGGATGGGCAGCCCGGCGGCCTGGGTTTCCATGGCCGTGATGCAGCTTACCTCTGGGAATTCGGTGGGGTAGACCTGCAGCCAGGCACGGCCCATGAGCTTGTAAAGCTCATGCTTGGGCAGGTGGCCAACCATGGTGCAGTCAGAGCGCTGGCCAATGAGGCTGTAGAGGTGCTGATAGTAACCCGCAAGCTGGGCGGCCTGCGGCGGGTCTTGGTAGTGGCAGACCACCAGGCGGAATTTCCCAGGGGCAACCTTCTGGAGCCGGTCCATGATGCCATCAGGGCGCACCAGATGCTCCAGGCCGCGCTCCGGGCGGCTGCTATAGAGCAGCGTGCGGGGCTCCCGCTCGCCCTGCACACCGCTGAACCAGTCCAGGTGCAGGCCGTTGCGGGTGGCCGTCACAAGCTCCGGGCGGAGGCCATAGTCCTGGATGACCTGCCTGCGGTGGTAGTCACTGACGGTCAGCACCCGGTCAACCTGCCAGGCCGTGCCCGCCACCATGGGACCGTGGAGCTTGATGGCAATATCGTGCAGCCACATCCAGCGTACCTTGGCGTTGTAGATTCTGGAATAGGCCGCGGGATGGCGCTGGATGACCAGCACATCAGTGGGGTGCTGCTCCGCAAAGAAGTGGAATTGAGCCCCCAGCGGGGCCTCCTGGGTGGGCGGCCCGGCGTTGGCGTAGGTCACCCCCTCAAAGATGCCGCTCTCACCATGGGTGAACACCTTGACCCGCTGGCCAGCCGCGGCCAGCTCCCGGGCCACCGCCCAGCAGGCTGTCTCACTGCCGCCCAGGCTGCCCTTGTAGGCAGTCTCACCGTTGAAGGGCATTCCGCCGCAGTAGAGTACGATATCCAAAGGTGTTGCCAAGGCCAGCCTCCTTGAAAAGATGAGGCCCAGAGCATAGCCCTGGGCCCCATTCTGTCAAGCTCAAGCCGGTCTGGCTGAGGGTTCTAGGCACCCACCCCGCTGCCGGTGGAGCTGTTCACGGCCTGGATGAGGAAGCCCAGGTTACTGCCGGTGATTTTCTCATCCTGGTAGTAACCCAGTTCGATTTCCTCACTCTTGGTGCGAGAGTTCCAGGGGTGAGTCTCCACTCCCATGTCAGGGATGCCGGGCCGCCGCCAGCGGAAGCTGTAGCCATAGCTGGGAGCTTCCCGGCTGGGGTTGCTGGGCGCATAGTAGACCAGAACCTGGTTGCCCCAGATGGAGGCCAGGGTCTGAGCCACACCCTCATTGGCCGTGTTGCGGTAGGCACCACCCACCAGCACACGGTCCATTTCCAGCAGGGTGGCAATCTGCTGGGTGCCCGCCCAGCCACCGTTGGGGTTGCCGCTGGCGTTGCTGCCGAAAACAGCCGTCCGCACATAGTTGTTGCGGCGGAACAGACGCCAGGCAACGGGGCCAAAGATGATGCTGTTGGGCTTGTAGCCGGTCAAGTCCTGCACATTGCCGATGACCGTGCTGATGTGGTCAATGGCGTCCACGCTGGCCAACTGCCAGGAGCTATTGATGGGCGCATAGCTCCCCACATTGGCCGTGTTGCACAGGGTTGCCGCCCGGAGGTCCATCGCCAGCATCAGCTTGTCCTTGAGGAAACGGGCACGGCCTTCACGGAGTAGCTGGTAGTAACCAGCATCCATGTTCTCCCTGTCCTCAAGGTGCAGCGGCGTCTTGAGCGCATAGTTCTTGGCAAAGTAGGTGCCGCTGCTGACGGTGGGGTGAATCTTGTTGGCTTCCGTGCCCGGGGCCCGCTGGTCATCGTCCACCCGGAAGGCCTCAGCCTGGTCCCAGATGGGGTAGACATCGCTTTGCTTGTCCACAGGCACCACGGGGAAAACATCCTCCCCAATGAAGCCCATGGGGCGATAGGCCAGGACAAGGTTGCTCAGGAGGGTGTCAAAGTGCAAATCGCGTCCAGTGCTAGCCATTGCTCACCTCCTAAGCGAATTCGCTCTGGCAGACGCTGACGCCGCCAAAGATGTGAAGGGAGAAAAGGGCCCCGCTGCTGGCTGCAGTGAGGGCCCGGCCAACGGCAACGGCGCTATTGACCTGGGCGAAATACCCAGTGCTAGATGGCGCAACAGGCTTGCCAGCCGTGATGGCGGCACCGGCGATGGCCTTGCTGATACCAGCAAAGCCCACCGTCATATGCTCACCGGCCTTGGGCTTGTTCTGGCAGACGCCAAAGAACGCTCCGTTGCAACCGGCAAGGTTCCCATGCCAGTTGGTGGCGAAAAACTGCTTGCTGCTGTAGTCAAGGGAGGCCACAACAGTGGCAGTCAGAAGCTGTCCTTCCCAGGCCATGGCTAGTCACCCCCCTGGTTCAGGTGGACGGCCACCGCGGCCTCAAGCAACTCCGGGTGGAGCGCCTTGACGGCCTGCAGGGCCTCATCGTAGTTGACCTGCTTCTCAGCGGCATAGGCCCGCACCTTGGAATCCAGGGCGGCAGCGGGGTCAGACGGCTTGCCGTCATCAGAGCCCTTGCCCTTGCCCGTTTCCTTGGTGTTCAGAGCCACACCCAGGCCCTCCGCAAACTCCTTGACCACCGGCCAGGGGATGGACAGGGTGCCATCCGTCTTGCCGTCACCCTCAGAGTAGGTGCGCTGAGTCTCAAGAGCCTTGAGCAGGTTGTCACGGGTTGCGGGCTTCATCGTGCCCGCCTTGACCCGCTCCTCACAGTAGGTGCGGATGGAGTCAATGGCGGTCTGGATGCCCCGCTCCAGCTTCTCCTGCTCATAGGCCTTGATTTTGGCCTGGGCGGCTGCAAGCTCCTCAGCGGCCTTGTCCGGCTTCTGCTGCTGCTCATGGAATTTCACCATGGCCTCCACAGAATTGGCCAGGCTCTGAATCTGCTTTTCAAGCTCCATGGTTTCCTCCTTGGGCTTGGTTTCAGCCTTGTCATCAGACGGGGCCCAGGAATAGTGCCTGCACTCAACTCCGGCGGGCGAAGCAGCCTCACTGAGGAAGGTGGTCTGCAGGGATTCTAGCCCCTTCACAGCGGGAATCTTAGCCCCCAGCAGGGCAAGGTGGTCAAGCATTTTCGGATACCGCTTCCCCTCAACCTCACGGTTTAGGGCAATACCGGCGCTGACCTTCTTGTACTCCTTGCCGCGGATGGCCTGCATGACGGCCTCCGGCAGGTCAACCAGCTTGGCCAGGAGGTATTGGCCATCGCGCTTGAGGCCGCCCACCCAGCCAGCGGCCCGCCCAGGCAGGCGCTCGCCCTTGCTGCCCTCAGTCTCCTCATGCTCGCCCAGCCTGAGCGGCGGCTCATGGAGCTTGGGATAGGTGGCGGCAAAGGCCTCCACCATTTCATCCAGGTCAGCCTCCGTGAATGAGTCCTTGCTGCCGTTGGAATCCGTGTGGGTGCCCACCTTGAACACCTGCACCCAGCCGTGTTCATGGAGCTTGGGCTCCTCCTCATAGACCTTGAAGCTCTCCGGCCTGACCCCATGCCTGGCCAGCCACTCCCGGGCCTGGCGCTCACTCCAGCGGTTGGCCTGGAAGTGGTAGCTCATGGCCGCGGACTGGCCGCCGCCCTGAGGCAGCCCCATGGTGACCTGCACGCCAGGGGCAAGCTCACTGGTGCGATAGGGCACAAGCCCGGCAACCCCGGGCATGACGGCGCTGTGGGATTTCATGGCGTCCTCCTAGCTAAACAGGGCGGGCATGAGGTTTCTGAGGTAGGCATGGGCGCTGCCCACCTGGTTGGCGCTATGGAAGCGGTCAAAGCACCAGAGCCCCAGGATATCCCCATGGAAGGGCTCCAGGTTGCCAGCCCGCTGGCTGCCAATGTAGGCATTGACCCCGCTGGGGTAGGTCAGGCTTGTGGGCAGGCTTGAGCTAGACAGGTCAGGGGTGTTGTTCCCGCGGTTGTGGATGTGGGCCGTGCCCGCCGGAGCATCCCACCGCAGGGTCAGCAGCGTGATGGTGTTGCTGGCATAGCCGGTTGACCACTGGAAAGCCTGGTAACTGGTGGGGAAACTGAATTCTGCCCGCCAATACTGGAACAGAAAGGCCCGCTGGTTGGAGGTGGCGTTGCGCCTGGCAAGGATGGAGCGGTTGCAGGAGGCATCGGTGTACATGGCGGCATAGACCGTGAGGCCATAGCTGTTATGCCAGAGCGCCTTTTCACCCAGGTTGAGGTACTGCAGGCTGGAGGCATTGAACCTGGCCGCGGGCAGCCCTAGATAGGTGGAGTGGGTAAAGCGCGGGCTTGCAGTGCCCCCGGCGGCCCCGCTGGTGGTGGTGTAGGGGCAAATCCAGTTGTTGATGGCAGCGCCCTCAGCGTAGGTGTTCACCCAGCGCCAGGGCTCAAAGCCAAACACCATGCCCGGCAGCATCCCCATGTGGGCGCTCAGGTCATCCACATGGCAATAGAAGGCCATGGTGCGGGGGCTGGCAGTGTCCACCATGACGGCCAGGCGGGCAGCGTTGCTGTTCACCATCGTGAAGCCGTTTTTCAGCACATTGCGCTCCACATCCCGGAAGTGGGTGCCGATTTCGCAAGCGCCAGCCCCATGAAGAAAGGCAATCTGAGCGTCAGTAAGCTCACCCTCCTCATGGGTGATGCAGGCGGCTGTCCAGCGCACCCCCACACAGTTGCAGATGCCCAGGTAGCTGGTCAGGTTCTCCACCCGCCCATCATCGGTTACAAAGCTGAAGGCCATTTTCTTGCCAGCATAGGGCCCATCCGGCACCGCGGCCATCGGGCGATAGATGAGCGGGTCATTGGCGTCAGGGGTGTGGGTCTGGTGCAGCAGGGTGGCAATCTCGCCCATGGTGCCCACCAGCACATCAGCGTCATCCCGCATAATCTCCAGCAGCCAGCGGAGGTTGGTGGCAGTGACCTCATCGTGGCAGTAGAACATGGCCCAGGTATGGTTGGCCTTCCAGAGGTCCATCAGGCTGGCCTGGCTATGGAGCGGGCTTGCCGGGGTGGTCTGGAAGTTGGCCGTATCATAGAGCAGGCTAGTGAGGTCAGCCTTGCTGCTCACGGTGTTGACATTGGTGTTGTCCAGGTAGGCCTGGAGGGGCACGCTCCAGGGGCACCAGGCGCTCCAGGTCTTGGTGATGGCCTCATTGTTATAACGGAAAAAGAAGTGGCCGTTAGCGTAGTAGCTATTGGTGCCGGTGCCGGAGCGCATGGCTAGGCAGCCCAGGTCACGCATGATGCCCATGCTCAGCCGGTCATGCACATGGTAGGGCCAGGTTCCCACCTGGGCATCCATGCCAATCACATCCCGCCAATACTCCAGGCCATCCCTCAGCTTAGCCTCAAGGCCGTGCATTTCCCGGTGGCCGTACTCATGGAGCAGCGGAGAGCCCGCGGCGCTGAGCCCGATGAGTCCGCTTTTCTCCAGGCGGCCAGCGTCATAGAGCCCGTCACTGCTGCCGCTGGCAACCCTGTAGGCCGTCAGGCTGTTCACGGAGGAGCCCGCCACATCCACAAGCTGGGAGTAGCTGGAGATTGCGGCGCGAATGCTGGCCATGTAGATGGCATTCTGCCCGGAGCCCAGCGTGATGCTCAGGCCCAGCGCCTGGTAGCTGTGGGTTTCCAGGGCAAAGGTGCCGTCACCCTGGCCGCTGGCGTGCAAGTTCAGCCCCACTCCAAAGCCGGGCATGGCTGGCCCTCCTAGTAGAGGTAGATGGCGCTATAGCCGGTGCCAGTGGCGTTGGTGGAGACAATGAAGGGGTAGGTTTGCCCGCCCACCCGCACGGTCACCACATCACCGCTGCCGTTCACCACCGTGAAAGTGGCGTTAGCGGTGGGGGCCAGGTAGACGCCGCGGGCTTCCCGCCCGGCAATCGGGGCCTCCGTAAAAATCTTGGAGGGCACAAACCAGCGTTCCCCGGCACTCATTTCCAGCAGGTCACCCTCAAAGCTCATGGCTTCCTCCTAAGCATCCGGCACAATTCCGGGCCCGCCAGACGGGGGCCCGCTAGGCTCCCTGGGCTCACCCCTGTCAGGGCTGTCCAGCATCTGAATGACCCCCGCGGCGCTCTCCTCCATACCCGGGATGGCCTCAAACCGCACTCCATCATCCCCCGGGTAGTCAGACAGGTGCAAGACCTCATTCTCCCAGATTTCAGCGGGGATGCCGTCCGGGAAGGCATCGCACGCTCCGGGCCCGCCGGAGCGCTCTGCCGTGTGGAGGTTTCTGCACATTAAGCAAAGCGGTAGCACTCTCATAGCCAGCCTCCTAGTAAGCCTCAACCTTGATGAGGCCCTTGCCACCGGCCTCATCTATCATGCCCTGGATTGCCTGCAGCAACTCAGTGGCCCCAGCGTCACCCTTCATCAGCCTCTCTGTGGCCTGCCCGAATTCCACAGGCCGTGCGTTCCAGAATTCAACCCACTTGCCCATCCGCTGCACAATCTCAGGGGCCTCCGCCAGGCTGGCAAACTTGCCGCCAGGCATCCCAATGTCCATGTAGGCCTCAAAGGCCTCAGCGAAGGCCTCCCGCTCATTGAATAGGCCATACTCACTGAGCTTGAGCATTGTGGCGCTGCTTTGCGGCGTTTGGCCCTTGCCGGTCAGGAAGGCCTTGAGAATGTCCTCACCGCCAAACTCAGAGGCCTCCCATCGCGCCTGGTTGAGCCGCTGCAAGACCGTCCGCTTGAAAAATAGGTCAAGCACATCCACCCGCCCATCCCAATCCCAGACAACCCCTAGCGATTTCAGCTTGACCTGCTTTGCAATGCCCAGGCTTCTAAACCCGTTTCCGGGGTATAGAGCGTGCTGGGTGAGGTGGTTGAAGCAGTGCCCAATCTCATGCACAATGATGCTTGAAATGCCGTCACCAGCATGGAAGCCCATTTTGTAGCAGTTGTTCTTGATAGCCGCCAAGGCCCCTGAGTCAGCGTAAACCCCTGGATTCAAGCCGATGACAGCGCGGCCCTTTGACCAGTCAGCGGCAATAGCGCCGGTTGGCGTTTGAAACACCGTCTTTTCACCCTTATTCCAGGCATGGGCTAGTGCTTCATCCCAGGTGTAGGGGGAGCCGTCAGGCTTGGACAGCATGGCAAAAAGCTGCTTGCCAAGGTCATCCCCGTAGGTGCCCACATACTCAAAGGCATCCGCCAGGACCGGGCAGCGGTTGACCATGCGGATGAGCCCCTGCATGGTCTGGTTCAGGGCCGCCACAGAGTCCTGGCCAAGGCCTGTGAAGTCAAAGTGCGTCTTGGGGAATAGCTCGCCCGCCTGCTTCTGAATCTGCTCCACGGTAGACCGCGGCATCCAGGCCTTTTCCGGCGGCTTGTTCTCCTGCTTGACGGCCTTTTTCACTGCCGTCTTGCCCTGCATGACAGCCTTGCCACCCATGCGCTCCTGGGGCCCGCGGCCCTCAAAGCCGGGCGCTGGCTTCAGGCCCTTCTCCCGCGGGTCTAGCTCCGCGGGCTGCCAGGCGTCATTCTCCGTGATGGGCAGCAGCACGCTCCGGCAATTGAAGTGGTTGGGCGGGCGGAAGTCATCCCACACCGGGTCACCAATCGGGGCCACATGGCCGTGCAGGCCCTGGCATAGCTCAGTGGTGCGGCTGTCAAGAATGGCGTTGTACTCCAGGGCCTGGACAAAGCCCTCCAGGTCAGGGGAGCGAAAGAAGTTGAGGCGGCTCTCATTGACGGCCTCAAAGGTGTTGGTGCGGGCGATGGTCTGCAGCCGGGCGGGCACATTGACCTTGCGGCCAGCGGCGTCCACCTCCGGGATGTACTGCCCAAGGATTTCACCCAGCTTGGCGGCAATCTGCTCAGTGGTGAAGTCATACTTCAGCCCAATGAACAGCGTTGACTGCACATCCTTGAGCAGGTCACTCTGCAGGTTCTGCACCCCGAAATAGGAGCGGGCCCTGAGGAAGTCCTCAGCCCGGTCCTGGTCAAGACCGGGGCCGGGGGTTTCCCCGGAGCCCTTGATGGCAAAGGCCAGGCTGCTTTTCCAACCGGCCCGCTTTAGCTCCTGCCCGGCCTGGCGCTGCCCCAGGTTCCACGCTGCCTCCAGGCCCCGCCTTAGCTCCTTGCGGAGCGCTGTGAGCATCGGGCCAGGGATGGCCAGCTTGGTGATGCCGTCAGCGCTGCCCTGCGGCGTGCCCAGCTTGCCCTGCTTCACCTGGCTGGTAAGCCAGTCACCAATCCTGAGCATGACCTCACCCAGGCCATCGGTCAGACGGTCCTCCGCCTCCCGGGTGGCCTTGTCCACGGCTGCAAAGTCACAGCGCATCACCCAGGGAGGGCTGTTGGCATAGGCCCGGGTCTGCTGGGGGTCAGCCTCCTCATCGGCAGCCTCCTGGCCGCCGCTGCCGTCATCAGCGCCCTCATCGGCCTTGGCCTTGGGCTTGGGCTCAGAAGGCGCTCCGCCCGCCCTGGGGTCAGGCCCCTGCAGGGGTCCGCTGGGCTGGACAGCGGGAGCCGTACCTGCAGTGATGGCCTTAGCTCCCGCAGGGCGGAGCGGAAACGCCAATAGGTCACGCAGATGGTCCTCACTGCCAGTGTCAGGGATGACCACTTTCTGCTGGGCAAGCTGGCCCCAGGTCTTGGCAAGCTCCAGCTTCTGGCTGGCCGTGTAGCGGCTGGGCACCCAGGCGGGCAGGTCAGTGAGCCCGAAATTCCATTCAGCCAGTGGGGCCCACATCTGTTCAGTGACTGCATCGGCCAGGCGGGCGCTCCTGGCGTCCAGCACAAAGAAAAAGACCTCAAGCTGGTTGGTGCTTTGGCTGTAGCTGCCGGTCTGCCCCTGCTCACTCAGGCCTAGGAGGTTGGGCATGAGCAGGCCCTTGCTCATGGCCTTGTCATAGAGGGCAATGGCCTTTTCATAGGCATCCGTGCTGGAGGGGAACACAAACTTGCCAGTCACCCCGGGCGGGAAAATGATGCCCGTGCCGCCCTGCAGGTTGCTCAGCACATTCTCCAGGTTGGTCCGCTGCTCAGCGCTCAGTTGGGCCTCAGGCTGAATCTCCGCCGCGGCAAAGCCGCCAGCCATGCGCTCCAGGTAGAGATTCATCAGCTTGATAACCACATCCTTGCTCCACCAGGCGCGATAGATATCCTTGAGGTCACTCTCCCCATAGTGGGGGTCAATGTCAGGGCGGTTGACATAGTGGATGAATTTTGAGAGGTCAATGCCAACCTCATCCCCGGAAATCTCCTGGCGCACCTGGTCAATGTTGCCAAACTCATCGCCCTTGAAGCTGAAGCTGCTGAAGGGCTTGAGCTTCAGGTCAACCACCGCCCACCAGGTCTTGCCCTTCCACTGCCAGGGCTCATAGACCTTCTCCAGCATTGCAAAGCCGTAGTCATGGGCGCTCTGCATGGCAAACAGCTTGTCAGTGAAGGTGCCGCGCATGGCCCTGGCCATGGCCTCAGCCCAGGCTGCAAACTCCCGCTGGAGGTCAGCCTGGGGGCTGTCCTCATCCACCACCCAGGTGAAGCCGCGGGCCAGGCTGGCGTGCTTGAAAAAGGTCTGCACGGCCTTTACCTGGTCATCAGTCAGCATCTTGCGGTAAATGTCCCAGCCCCGCCTGCCGATGAGCCCGTCCGGGTTGTAGCGCTCCAGCTTTGAGTAGAGCCTGGAGAACAGGATTGCCATTTCCCCGCTGACAGGCGGCGGGGTGGGCTTCTGCTCAGGCTGGGCCCGCTTGATTTCCAAGTTTCCGATTTTCATGGCTTCCCCTAGAAATCCTGGGTGGAAAGCATGGACTGGCCAATCACCTTAGCGCTGACCGTGCGCTCAGCCTCCCAATCCGCGGAGGTGGCGTAGAACAGCATCAGATTGTCAGCATAGTCAGGGCTCCGGCCAATATCCTCCCGCACCCTGTCCTTTGGGACAATCTGAATCTTGCCCATTGGCGTCACAAACCACTTGGTTGCAGCAAGCTCCTCCACCAGTAGCTCCACAGTCTCCTGGGGGATGGCCTCACTCAGGCAAATCCTGGCCTTGAGGAAATCCTCCCTCAAGCGCCAGTAATAGAGCGCCGGCCAATGCCAATCTCATCGATGTTCACCTGGTCAGGCTGGTCAGCCTCCGTGATGGCCGCCAGGCGCTGGGCAGCGTTGTGCAGGTTGACCTCCGGGATGGCCTTGAGGCTGCTCACCAGGTTGCCCCTGCGGTGGCCTACCACGCTGGCGTCACGGCCAGCCCCCGCCACATCCCAGGTCACCACCTTGCGGCCCAGCGTGATGCTCTCATGGTCAGGCTGCCTGCCGTAGGCATCCCACACCAGGTAGGGGGCCACCAGGGTGTCATCATCAGCCAGGGGCTCCTCACCTCTGACCCGCACCCGCACAATGTTGGAGTCCCAACCGTACTTGGCAATCTGAGCCTCAGCCCAGGCGCTGCTGGGGCGGTCTGAGGCCCACCTGACCAGATGGGCCCCGGTGCTGGAGCGGCTATGCTGTGGCCGCTCAGTGTCAGCCTTGGCCTCCCAGCCCACCTGCATCAGGCAGGCTCCCCGCGGCGGCTTGCGGAAGGCCCCGGCAAAGCCGCCGGTCACCCGGGTGGGGTTGCTGATGGCCAGGAGCTTGCTGCCCTCAGTGGTCAGTGCGCCCTCAATGACCGGCCAGAAGGCATCCCTCAGGCCGCTGGCCTCCTCCACCACAAACAGCACCCGGTCCTCATGGTGGCCCGCCAGGCCCTCCGGCTCCCGGGCGGTTTCCGGGATGGCCTCCCAGCCGGGCTGGCCCATGAACACCATGCCGGTCTTGCGCCACTCCACCAGGGAGCGCACTTCCTCACTGGCGTTGCTGAGCGTCTTGTAAAGCTCCGGCCAGAGCTTCTTGAGCAGGGTGCTTTCCTTGGGTGCCGTGCAGGGGATTCTCACCCGGCCCCAGGTGCAGCCCGCCCACACGATGGCCAGGGTGGCAAGAAAGGTCTTGCCGGGGCCGTGCCCGGAGCGGATGTAGAGGCAGGAAACCTCAGGGCGGGCAAGCTGGGTGAGGGCATAGCGCTGCCAGGGGTCTGGCCAGACATTCAGTTGCTCACGGCAGAAGGCCAGGGGGTTGGTGCGGTAGGCCAGCCAGCCCAGGGCAGCCCGGTCTAGGCTAGTCTCCTCCATCATCGCCCTCAAGGCCCTCCTGGCCTAGCAGGTCCAGGATTTCAGGGTGGCGCTCCGCCAGGTCATTGGCCCTGGCAACAATGGCCATGATGGGCAGGCTACCGCCGGGGCCGCTGCCGCTGACCTGCTGGTGGCTCTCAGGCTCTCCGTGGATGGTGCGCTCAATGCGGATGGCCTCCAGCAGCACCCGCAGGCCCTTGACTGCCTCATCCATGTTCTCCGGCCCGGGGATGATAGCGCCGTCCTCACCCAGGGCCTGGATGACCCCGCGCTTCACATAGTCAGTGAGGTTCAGGTGGCGCTCAATCAGGAGGGCAAGCTCTGAGGCCCGGCGCTTCTTGACCATTTCCCTGGCCAGCGCCACAGCCTCCTGCTGGAATTCGGCCTTGAGGGCAGCCTTGAGCTTGTGCCTGACGGTGTAGTAGCTCAGGCCCAGCTCATCGGCAAAGGCCTTGAGCGTAGGCCAGTCACCCTCATTGAAAAGCATCTGCAGCTTTTCCCACTCAGCTTCACTGAAATTCTTGGGCCTGGCCATGCCGTGACCCTAGCACCGGCGGGGCGGCCTGTCAAAAGTGAAACCCGGGCCCCTGCGGAGGCCCGGGCAACCTTGCCTGTGGGGCAGAGTGGGGGGTAGCCGCCCGGCCCCGCGGCAGAGCTATAGACGCACCAGCGCCGCGGATGTTCAATGAAAAACCCCGCCGGGCGGTTGCAGCGCCAAGCGGGGCTGAGGTTGCTAACTGGTGAGTCAGTCACCGCGGGCATAGCCCAGGGTTCCCTCCTCATCCATCAGAATAGCCCATCCAGCCGGAAGCCTCACCACATCATCAAGCCGGGCACCGCTCTCATCATCCACCACCCGGATGACGGCATACCTTACAAAGCCCGTCATATTGGGCAGCGCCTCCAGAAAATCTAGGCCTTCCTGCCTGGTGTGCGGGCAGGCCTTGTCAGGGCTCAGGCTTGTAGAGCGGCCAGTCATCGGCTGTCACCCAGGGTGAGTTGGTGGGCACCTGGTAGATGCTACCTCCCCAGGGCGGGCGCTGGTAGTAGGCCACCCCCAATGAGAGCCCCTGGTTGGCGGCCAGCCAGGCGGCCTGCTCCAGCACATCAAAGCCCTGTTGGTCAATGGTGCCGTCACCGGCCAGCACATTCACCTGCAGGAAGTCACCGGGCTCCAGGTGCCGGTCATTCTCAGGGTTGGAGAGGTTGGCCCAGGTTTCCCGGCATCCGGCCTGGCGGTAGCAACCGGCGTTCTCACTCATGCGGCTGACCCCGGGCGGGTAGCGCCAGGGCCCGTTGACCACCACCAGACCGCGGGTGCCAACCGTGTGGGCCACCGCCGCCGCCACCTGCAGCCCGGAGCGCTTCAACTCCGTGAGCAGCCACTCCCGCCGCGGGTAGAAGGGCCAGGCCGCCTTGGCCACCGCGGAGTCAGCAGCGCTCTGCACCCACCAATCCCTGAGGGCCCAATCGTCCAGGAACACCCCCGCCGCCGGGTACTGCTCCAGGGCCCGCTCCACCCAGGCGCTCAGGCTGTCTGCATGGGCGGGGCCCCACTGGTAGACCCACACGCCAGCCAGCTTGGCCTCAGGCTGCCCCAGGTCACCAGGGCGGGGCTGCCAGGAGGGGTAGCTCTCCCGCCAGCGGTAGCCATCGGCACCCCAGGGGTTGAAGTAGAGCAGGGCCCGCTGGCGGTGGCCCTCCTCCATGGAGAAATAGCCCGGCGGGCCGCACACGATATAGTCATACTGAGCCAGGATGCTCTGGTCCTCAGGGGCCCGGTGGTAGAGAACCAGGTGGGTGGAGTAGCTGCCGCGCTTCTCGATTTTGCAACCAAGTGCGGCCAAGCCGATGAGCGCCAACAGGATAGGCCAGCGTTTCACGGGGAACCTCCAGGAAAGTGAAACAGGCCCGGCCAACCGGCCAGGCCTGCTGAGCAAGCGCTTCCTCCGCAAGGAGGTGTTGGACGCAAGGCTAGCTCTCACCCTCCTGGTGGTCAACTGAATCCTGACCCTCAGCCAGGTAAAGCCCTGCCGTGTTCTTGCTCCTGAATTTGTAGCCCCTGATGCTCACGCCAGAAACGCCATGCGAGCCCAGCCTTCTCAGCAGGCTGAGCAGGAGGTCAATCTCAGCCTCAGTGTTTCTGGCCTCAAAGGTCACCGGCTTTCTCTCCTCAGTCAGGCCGCCGCCATAGGCCGCCGGTCTGAGAATCCCCCACCCGGCGGGGGCCTCATCGTCCTTGAAAACCTCCTCAGTGCCCAGATAGTACCTGTGCCCCGCCATGCCCAGCGCGGGGTCAATCCTGTAGCGCTTGCGCCTGTCACTAAGGAAGTCTTGGCGGCTGGCCTTGCACTCAATCAGCGTCACCTCCCGCCAGCCGCCCCAGCCGTTGGCAAAGCCGATGGCGTCAGGCACCTCACCGCTGCCAGCCACCTCAGTGGCCACCACCGTGAAGCCCCTCCGCCTGAGCCAGGCGGCGGCGGCCTTTACAAGCCGCTTGTGGCTGGGGGCCTCACTCATCCTCAGGACCAACCTTGAATCCCATCCGCTCTAGCTCCATCGCAACCAAGACCCGGGTTTCCGGGCTTACCACCAGCGGCTCCTCCGGCAGCTGGACCGCCAGGGGCTCCACCTCATCAGCCAGGCCGTTGATGCTCCAGATGAAGGCGATGGCTGCCCCCAGCGCTCCAGCGGCGTCCATGGAGGCCTTGCGGTCATCCCGGTCCTGGGCTGAGAGCAGGGCGCACACATGGCCAGTGAGGCAGTCCAGCGTCCAGAACACGGCTGAGCGCAACCACAGCGGCCCGTTTGACCCCGCCAGCGCCACCACCCGGGCAGGCAGGGGCACCAGCAGGCAGCCGCTGAGGCCGCCGCTCTTGAAGCGCCGCTGCACCTCCAGCGGGCCAACTAGGCAGCGCTGGCGCACATCAGCAATGCAGAAGGCACCCTGAGCGCTCCGCTGAATCACGGCCATGCCAGCCTCCTCACTCCCAGCGCCAGGTGTTGATTGTCTTGAGGATGGCCTGAGATAGCGCCTCACCCAGGAGGCCAGCCTGCAGGCGGGTGACTGCAACCGGGGTTTCATACGCCACCTCCAGGAGCGTGCCCTCACCGCACTTGATGGTCAGCTTGGCCCGGGCCTGGTCACGGCCACTGTGCTGAGGCTGTGCGAGTCCAGGCTCTCCAGGCCCGGCAGGCTCAGCCGCGGCCTCAATACTTGCACCAGGGCGCAAGTTTGCATCCCCATGCACAGGTTCCTGCTCAGGGTACTCATCCACATGACCGGGAATCTTGGCAAAGCCCAGGTCAACCCAGGAGCAGCGGGGGCAGACCCACTCCCGGCCATTCCAGCGCCCAGGGCCGGGCCGCCCGCACAGCAGGCACTTGTCCTGCGGATTCTGGGCAAGCCCCGGTGGCATCATCCTGAGTGCGGCAATGTGAAAAGCCCGCTCACCCTCTCCATGCAGAAGCACCAGGGCCGTGCGGGAGTCAGGCAGGCTGGTCACTATGCCAATGACCTCATCAGGAGTAACCACGGTGTCACCGGTCTGGAATTCATCGCGCATCACTTCCTCCCCGGCGGAAACGGGCCCGTGTCAACTCCGGCATCAGCATGGCTGGTCTTGATTTCCAGCCTGGGCCTGCTCTCACCGGGCACAAGCTCCGCCTCCAGCACCTGCAGATAACTGTGGCCCGGCACGGCCAGGATGGTCAAGGGCCCGCTCTTGCCGTTGAGGGCCCCGCGGAAGGCCGCCACACCCTCAGCGCTCAGGCTGATGCCCAGGGGGCCAGCCTGGCCAGGTTCATGGAGCTTGCCATTCACGATGAGCTTGAACATCTAGCCCTCCTCCACGGTGTTGGCCACCCCGCCATGGGCGGGCACGCTGCTGACAGCGGGTGAGCCGCTGGTCACATCCCTGGACAGGCTCCGCACCATGAGCCGCCAGTTGTCAGCCGCCAGCGCAAAGGCCACCCGGCGGGAGGCTGGCGTGCTAGTGTGGATGACAGGGGAGGCCATGCCGCACTCCAAGCACATGGCCTGGGTGCCTCCGTTGCCCTCATCAATGGCCGCCTGCCCGCCACAGATGCACAAGGGAAGGTCAGGCTGAGCCACCCGCTCATGCCAGGGGCACTCCGGGTGCGAGTCGGGCCCCGTCCGCGGGCTGGGCAGGCCAGAGAAGGCCCCCGGCAGGGCGCTGAAGGGGTAGAGGCACAGGCCCTTGAGCTTCCTGGCTGTGGGCCGGTGGTGCGGGTAGTAGTGCCCGCAGTCTCCGCACGCCATCAGCGCACCTCCTTGGGCTCAACCTTGTGGAGCTTCTTGACCTGCGGCCAATACAGGGCCTCCGGCGAGCGGTCAGCCTCCGGCCTGGCAAGCACCAGGTAGCTCTTGTGTTCCCGGCACATCCCGGGTGCCCGCCTGATGAAGCGGCCCACCTTGGCCGCTAGCTCCGGGCGGCTCACCTTGAGGCCATCGGCAACCGCCCATGCCCCCGTTTTAGCGGGCACAACGGCCACCACCTGGCCCACCTTCCTGCGGGTGTAGCCAGCCGCCTGGCTGCACCGCGGGCACTGGAACCAAGTGCCATCATCGGCCAGCCAGCCGCCCGCTCCAATGCAGTCCGGGCAGGGCTCACGGTCACCAGTCATCACTCCTCCTCAATGCAGTAGCTGGGGCTTGGACTGGGCCTCCAGGGCTCCACCACCTTGCCGTCAGCGGCCCGCTGGTAGACCCACCAGCGGTGGCCATCGTGTTCAACCCGGAGCTTCCTGACCCAGCCGCTTGGGGTTGGCCAAAGGCCCTGCCAGACGCTTTGCGGGAACAGCAGGGCATGGCGCTCACATAGGCCGTCCATGATGAGGCAGCCGCGGTTGACCAGCACCTGGGCCACCAAGGTGGAGTCTCCGGCCTCCAGGCGCTGCCTCAGGCTGTCAGGCAGCGGCGTGAGCGGCCAACCGGCCACAAAGGGCACGCTCACCACCAGGCTGTCATTGACCACCAGTGGCCTGCCCAAGACCGGCCAGGTGCTGGCCCAGCCATGGGCAGCCAGCGCCAGCAGCATGAGCCCAAGCAGCACTCGCATAGCGCCTCCAGTGAAAACCCGCCAGGCAGCGCGGCCCGCCCCAGGGCCGCCCGGCTGCATCCCAACTTGGTCTGCTGCCCGGCGGGAAAGCCTACCACTCGATACTGAAAAGCCGCCCGCACCAACCGTCTTGGGCCTGGGCCTGTTTGACCCCCTGCCCTGGAGTGGGCGGCAAAGTCTCCACTCCTGTGCCCTGGCCTTCACCCTCCAGGGGAATCAGCACCACCAAGACCTGCCCCGGGAGGGGCTGCTGCACCTGGCCAGTGCCCTGCCAGCCCTGCAGCGCCACCCGCCAGGCGCTGACCGTAGAGTCCAGGTAGGCCTCCACCGTCAGCGCCATCCGCGGGCCGTCCACCTCCTGGAGCGGCACCGGCAGGGCGGCATCCGCGTCAAGGGCAATGACCGTCACAGGCAGCCACATCAGTGGGCCTCCACAGGCTCAATCCTCCAGCCGCCCCACTGTGGAAGCTCACCGCACATCACAAACTCCCGCCCGCGGCCATCAGAGCGCTCAGACCTGGTGAGAATGATGTGCCAGCGCCTGGCTCCAATCTGCCGGTAGCTGCCCACCAGGTAGCGCTTGCCGTCAGTCCAGCGGGCGCTCACAACCTCACCTGCCTTCACAGCGCACCCCATCCATGGTTGCGGTCATGGCAATGAGCCCTGCGGCCTGGAGCGCCGTAATCGGCACCAGCCAGCAGAAGGCTGGGCAGTCATGGCTTCCCCTGTGGTCAACCTGGACATACCACCCAAGGCCATCCCTGGCCATCAGGCTCTTGGTCCAATGCAGAAGCACCGCCATGCGCTTCAGGTACAGGGCCGTAAGGCCAGCCGGGCCCGGCACCAGATAGACCAGCCACACTGCGCGGCTAGCAAGCAGGCCCGTTGCCCCGCGCTCTCCACCGTGCAACTCAAAGCACAGGTTGCCAGTCTCCGCCGCCCGCTCATCAAACTTCACTTCGAAGGTGACCCCGCTTGGGGCTCTGAAATCCCAGGCTGAGAAGGCCCCCGCGGGTGGCCGCTCCAGAGGCTTGCCCAGCTTGGCCTCAAACCACTCCCGCCAGCGGTCCTCCATGGCAAGCCCGCGCTCCCACTGGAGCTGTGAGGGGTCAGCGGCTGCCACTGGCCCGCTCCTCAGCCTCAAGAAGCTCCTCATCCAGGGCCCGCTGGGCCCTAGCACGCTCCTGCCAGGCCCGGCCATTGCCCATCCGCCACTTTCTGGCCTGCCTCTTGGTGTTCCCGCGCTCGCCCAGCCCAGCCAGCAGGCAGGCTCTCTTGAACACCGGGTTCTCCTTTGCGAATTCAGCGTTGGTCATCGTCAGCCTCCACGGCAGTCTGCCTCAGATTCCCGGCGGCCTCCATGTGGGACTCCGCCATTGCCCGCCAGGTCAGCCTGGTGCTGACCCGCTCCACTTCATCCCTGGCAAGCCTGTCAGTCTCAGCCTTGCCGCACTCACGATAGTGGTGCTGCCCCATGGTCACGCTCACCGCCCACAGCCAGGAGCCGCCAAAGGGCAGGCTCTTGATGAGCGGGGAGCGGATGACTGAGGCCTCAACCTTGGCAGCGCCGTCCACCAGGTAGAGCCAGCGCCTGCCCTCCCTCCGCCAGCCGCTTGGGTCACTCATGGCTAGCTAGACCTCAGGTGCTTGCCCAGGCGGAATTCCACCCCCGGCAGGGCCTCCAGCGCCAGCACCTCATCCACCCCGCCCTCCACCACCGGGGCCAGGGCCTCCTTGTTCTGCTTGTAGATGGCAAGCAGGGCTGGGGTGTTGAGCTTGGGCGGCTGAGGGATGAGGTAGTCCTGGGGCACGCTGTCCAGGCTGGTGGTCACGATGGAGGGTTGGCCGTTGCGCTGCCAGCGGAGCTTGAAGCTCTGGCTCTCCACCCGCTGCAGGTTCATGCGGACCATCTGATTGACCAGGTAGCCCTTGAACCACTTGGCCTGGCGCTCCGCCTGGCGGGCCCGCCGCAGGTGCCGCTCAGCCTCCTCCTGGAAGGGCTTGGCATGAGCCTGCTCCGTGTCAACCACCTGCTCCGCATTACGCACCATGCGAAAAACAGCCTCCGCCTTTGCCGTGAATTCAGTGTCCAGAGAGTCAAGCTGAGCCTGCAGCAGGCTCTCAGCATCGGCCTGAAGCTGCTCAGCCTTGGCGGGCTCAAGCTCACCGCTGTCCAGGTCAGCCTCTAGCTGGGCTAGGGTCTGCTGGTAGTGCAGGAGCAGCCGCTGAAAATCACTTGGAATCTCGTAGAGTGGACGCACTAGAGCCCTCCTTGCGTTGTGAGTCTGGCCAGGCGCTTGCTCAAGCCCCGGTGCCAGAGCCGCTTGCTCGCCCTCCGCTTTGCAAAGCGGGGGCCATACTCAGACAGTAGGAAAAGGACGGCATCCAGCATCCAGCCGCCGGATGCCGTCCACCGCACGCTCCCCATCAGGAGCTACTCCCTGCGGTCAGGCCCTTCTCCCGAACCCGCCGCACGCTCTGGCCGCGCTCCAGCCAATACACCAGGTCACGGCCCTTCTTGGTCAGCTTGTAGCGGCTGACCCGGCCCTTGGCGGCCTCACCCACAACCGCCAGGTGCCCTGTCTCGCACAGGCGGCTCAG